GTTGTCGAAAGCATAGAAGAATGACCAACGGCGGTGTTCAACCCGCCTGTTGTGGCCGATCCGAGCGCTTGAAATCCAACTGCGGTGTTGTTGCTAGCGGATGTGTTCGCAAATAGCGCCTGATGTCCGACAGCCGTTAGAGCATCGCCAGTGTTATTGGCGACAGTCGTAGAACCGCGAGCGGCGTCAATACCAACGCCGACATTGTTTGAAGTATTAAAATAACGTAGCGCGTTTGTCCCAATGCCTACGTTATTTCCGCCTGTTGTTGTTTCGCGCAAAGCGTTTGCGCCAAAAGCGTTATTGATAGCTCCGGTTGTGACTTCTTTTGCTGCTCTTAAGCCAATCGCCACATTGCCAGTACCTGTCAAGCTAGCGCTATCCAGCGCTTCAAGTCCAAACGCCGTGTTGCTTGATACGCTTGTCTGACCACCGAGGCCGATGGTAAGGGTCTGCGCCGTAATGCGCCCGTCTTTGTTGACTTTAAACTTACTCGCACCGCCAACCTGCAAATCCATCAGCAGCGAGGAGGCGGAGGACGCCGTGTCGGTCACGTTCATCTTGATTGCCGTAAACGTGGTAGCGCCGTCTCCCCAAGTGTCAGCAAGATTGTAAATGTATGACATCAGAACCTCGTCTCAATCTCGGCGCCAAATCGGTCCAGTATAGCTACGTCAAACCGGTCAAAAATGGTGCGTGATGGTATAGGGCCAGAGCCGCCAACGCCGTCAGCAAACAAAGTGGGTCCTGTCCCGGCGTCGTAATACTCAAGCCGTCGTTTGATGCGAACATCATCGCCAAAGATGGACCGTATTCGGATCATGCGTAATAACTGATATTCAGCTTGGCCGAAGCTGTTTCTTCGATAAATCGTATCTTGTTCAGGTCGCCGTCATAGCTCAGACTGGCCCCAACAAAGATTGGCATGCCCACAGACGCCGTGGGGGCAACGCCGTCGTCACGCCACCGGACGTTCTGGGTCTCCGGCACGATCAGCGCCAAAGTTGTGCCTGACGGGACGGTCAGCGCCGTAGACGCCGACAGGCTGGTGATCTGCTGGTAGCCCAGACAGACGGTTGTTGACTTCAATCCCATCTTACCCTCACGCCAAGAATTTCAGTTTGTACAGCGTCGACAGGTACAAGCCGACAATCTCGTCAATGATGTTCTGCAAGGCGCTGTCCGACTTGTCGCAGACCTTATACCGCATCTGCTCCACCTCGGCTAGAGAGCCTTCAAGGAACTCCGTTACGTTGGTGGTTTTAGCCGATCCTTGCAGCTTGATCGGCCCAATCAGGCCGTGACGGCCCTGATACGCCTCTGCAAACTTGTCCGCCAGGTCTATGACCCCGTCGTAGAACTCGTTCAAAGCTACGTGCTTGGCGTAGGACCGGGTGTTCAGGTGAACGCTATGCGTTATGTCCCGCGCCAGAAACAGGTGCCCTATAAACTCATTGCAGCTCATGCCATAGGCTCCATAGGCTCACGCAGCGGTGCGCCAGGCGAGATGTCGCCCGTGTCCAAAGCGGCTGCAATCGTGCCCATGACGATGTCTTGGATCTGCTCTGGGGTCATCGACTGCTGGACCGCGCTGATTCGCTTCGTTTCAGCGTCATACGCCTTGATCTGGAGCTCTTGCGCCTCCATCGACTTCTGGACGTTCTGGAGCATGTCGACGACGCCGTTCAGCTCTTGCGTCAGGGCGTCAATCTGCTGCTCCGCCATCTGCATTTCAGGTGTCTTGTCATCGTCGGCCAGAACCTTCGGGTCGATGATCTTGCGGAACCTGTTCGCCATCTCCTGCGCGCCCGGCCAGTCCATGTTCTTGATGAACAGGTCCCCAGCCACCTGCCAGAGCGCCGGGTTGGTCTGAAGGATAGTCGCCATGTTCTCCAGAGCTTCCTGACGCTTGGTCATGTAGCTCGGCCCGGTCGTGACCATTACGTCGTACTGCCCGATGGACGGGTTGTAGATCTTCTCGATCACGTTCCCCAGCCCGTCGCGGATCTCGTTGACCGGCATGGGCTGCGTCGGGTTGATCTTCACCATTCCCACGTCGTTATCGACGCCGATGATGCGAGCGACACGTTCCGTATCGTATATCTTGGGGATCAGGTCGATCAGCTGGCGCGTAACGTACCGTATGGCCCGGCCAAGGTTGTCGACGTAGTGGTAGGTCCCCGTGTCGCCTTGCTTCTCGCGCGCGAGAATCGCCTTGCCCGACCGTTCGTTGCCCTGCATCCCCAGAGACGCATCGTACTGGCCTGTCGTGCCCTTGATGTCGTCCGCAGCGCCCATTTTAGCCTGTATGAGGCCCGTCTGTGCGAGCGGAGGCGCGGCCCGCTGGGGTAGTGGCAGGACAGACCCAGCCCCATCAGTGACGTCAGGATTGACCTCTAGGTACGGCCAGTTGTTGGTGTTGGCCGTCTTCCACTGCATCTCATAGCCTTCAAACTGGCCGCCATAGCCAATGAAGGGGGCCTTGGGGGCCAGCGCCAGCATCTCGGCTTCCTGGCTGGTCCAGTAGTTGTACATGCGCTGCGCGTCCTTGGCGTTGCGCACCAAACCGGAGATGTAGACCTGCCCGTCGACCTCAAACTCGTTGCCAATCACCCGCACGACAGGGATGTGCTTGCCCGCCCAGTCCCGTTCCTCAAGGATCTCGTAGCCGTTGGTCTTGATCCACTTGACCTGCCGACGGTCGGCTTCGCGGGTCTTGACCGGCTTGCCAAACTGCATCGCCAGCATCTTGTCCTGCGGCGTCCCTTTGAACGCCGTCACGTTGCCGGGGTACAGGTGCAGCGTTGCCCGCTTGTGCTCGATGTAGAAGTACTCCGCAATGCGGATCGTGTTGGCCTGTATCCACTGCCCCAGTTGCGCGTCGCCGACGCCGCGGCTCATGATGGAGCTGATGGGCTGCGCGTCCGGGAACAGCCGCTCGTACTCGTCCTTGGTGATGTCTTCCGTGATGAAGCACCACTCGGCGTCGGCGCCGCACGGGTCCTGTATGGACGGGTCCATATAGACGCTAAACGCGTTGCGCACCCGGCCTATCTTGATGTCCTGATCAAAGCTGTCGTCCCGGCAATACTCCGTCAGGAGGCGAATGTAGCCCTCCCCGAACGTCACTTGGTTGTCGCAAGCCGTGTCGTAGGCCACGTCAGCGTCCGAGATGTACTCGATGTGCTTGATCATGCCGTCGAAGATCTCGGCGACCTTCACGTCGGCATGATCGTCCGCCGGGATGACCTTCCCGGCCGGACGGTTCTGCCTCTGCTCGTTCGTGACCTGCCGGACGTGCTGCGGCAGCTTGTTGATGGTCAGGCACGGCCTTGCGTTGATGGTCTGGCCCTGCACAGACCCCCGCGTAGCCAGCACGTCGGCGGGCCACTGCCACTGGTTGTCCGGCGAGCCCGCCATAAACCGAAGATCGTCCAGCTCGTCCTCACGCGTGTCAGAATACGCAGACAACGCCTGCGTAAAACGCGACCGCATGGTGTCGAGGACGGTCATTTACCTTTTTTCGCTTTCTTTTGCACCGCATACGCGATGGCTACCGCCTGTTTTGTCGGCTTTCCGGCCTTAATTTCAGCGGCAATATTGGCTTTTTTGGCCTTTTCCGACCCTGACTTGATCAAAGGCATGGTTTACTTCCGTTTCGGGGCTGGTTTCTGCCCTTCCTTGGCCCGTGTGATGGACGGACGCTCAGATGTCGTGTGTTTCTGCTTCACCCCGTCTGCGCCGCGCGTCGTGTAGGTCAGCGGAGCCTTCTGAATGTCCGGCTTGATCTGCCTCGGGTTGGACCCTCCGGCGATCTTGGCCTTCATGTTAGCCCGCTCGGCCTGGCTGTAGTACATCTTGGCCGTTTCTTCCATGTAGTCGCCCGTCGCCTTGCGCCCTGCCCTGCGGTAGGCCGCTGCGTCCTCGTCCATAGCGCGCCCATAGGCTTCCTTGCGCTTGGCCTCGCGGTACGGGACCAGCATCTCGTCAGTAGCACCCAGCTTTTTCGTGCCTTTTCTCTGCGGCATCAGCTTCCCATCCAGCTGTTGGTCACACCGGACGGACCATACGCACGCCGGGGCGTCGTGTCAACGCGCGCCTCCCGGTGCGCCACGGGGAACGCGAACGTCACAGCGATGGCGTCCGCCGCGTCAGGGCTGGCCAGCCCCCTCGCCCGCATGTCCTTCTTGGTCTCAAGGAAGATGGTCCCCCTGCTGTCCGGCTTCATCATAGGCCCCACCAGGTCGTTCTTCAGGAACCTGTCGGCTGGTATCGACGCCGTCTTGAGCCACTCCTTCATCGACCCCCACATCTCCGCCCTCTTGTTACCGTACATGACCGGCTTGGACGACTTGTTGCCGAAGTTGACCCCCTTGACCTTGTAGCGCTGCTCCTTGAGACGGTCGACGACGCCCGCTCCCAGCCCGCCCTCGTCGATGACCACCAGCGCGGGCTTGTACTGCTCCATGACGTCGATGACGCGCCCCACGGTCTCCATCGTGTCGTCGCCCCGGTGCCGCAGTATAGCCACGATGTCCCGCCCCTGCCGCACCGCAATGACCGTTGCGTCCGACCCAAACCGCGCCGGGTCGACCCCGACCACGATAGGCGCTGTAAGGTCCTTGTAGCGCTCCCTACGCATCGCCTCATCGACGACGTGGTTCGGGATAAACTGATCGTCCCCGGCGTTGGGAAACTCACCGTAGACCTCTACATGGGCCTGTGTGCTGTCCGGCCCGTACTCGTCGATGATCTGCTGGTAGACCGCCTTGTCCGTGCCCTCGACGCTGCGCGCGTCAACGACCTTGGTCCGCCAGAAGTCCCGTTTCGAGTGATGCGTCTCGTAAAAATACCCCGAGTTGCGGCGTGGGTTTGAGAAGGCGAACCAGAAGCGGTTTGGCGTGTTTTCCGTAAAGAAGCCCGCCGACACGGCCCAGATACTGTCGTCGATGCCGCTTGCCTCGTCGAACACCAGCATGACCCCATCGAAGTTGTGGACACCGGCGTAGGCGTCGGGGTTCTCTGCGCTCCACAGGCGCCCCTCGACGCCCCAGTAGCGCGTGCCCTTCTTCAGGTCCCGCTCAACCAGCTCCGTCAGCCACTTGGCGGGCATGACGCGAGTCGCGCTGACCTCAAACCAGTGGTTGTGCAGCGCCATGCTGATCCACTTGGTTATCTCCGCCCAGGTGATGGACCTGAGCTGCGACTCGGAGTTAGCCGAGATGATGGTGGTGGACCCTATGCGCGTGGTCAGCATCCAGATGACCAGCCAGCTGACCAGCGCCGACTTGCCGATGCCGCGCCCAGAGCTCACGGCCATACGGAAGGTGTCGAAGTCGATCTTGCCGTTATTCTGAGCTATGTGCGCGGTCAGGTCCTGCAACACCTCGCGCTGCCACTTGCGCGGCCCGTGAAAGTGTTCCAGCGGCGTTCCGCTCTGCCCCCACGGGAAGGCGTACATCACGAACTTCAGCGGGTCGTTTTTCAAGGCCCAGAGACGGGCCATCAGCTCCATCTCCTCGCCCGCCGAGTACACTGTAGTCTGCATTGATCACCCTCATCTCCGCGAGCTTTAGCGCGCTCGTGATGCTTATGCGCTGCTCCACGTCCACCTGCACCTGCTGCTTGGCCACCCAGCCGTGCTGGTGCTTCAGGATCTCCAGCGCCGCCTTGGCGTCGCCTGCACGCGCCGCGCTGTGCAGTATGCCGGACATCTCTTGCTCGCCGTCAGCGCGCCCCTTGAGCTCTGCCATCTCTGCGATAGGGTCCAGCTGCTTCAGCCGGACATACTCGATGGGCAGCATCCCCGCCGCCAACGCCAGCGCGTCGCCGCGGAGACCCAGCCGCGCCGCGTCGTAGATCTTCTCCAGGCGCGCCTCGGTGGCCTCGATGGATCGCGGGGTGAAAGGCAAGTTATGAAACATGCTGTTTTCTAACATAAGCGAGGCGGGTATGTCAAAAAATGCGGAGAACTGTAACTTGGCTGCAAAAAATAAAAAATTTGTTTGCGGGGCCTTAGTACCAACACCGGCCAACGCCGGCCCTCCCTCCCCCCTGTCGAATGACCCCGCAACATGTGTGGCTATAGCTATAACCACGCAAGAAGTATGGTTATTAAAAGATTAACAGCCCTGGCGGAGGTGTGGGATTAGGGCGACGGGCGAGAGCGTGTGGCCATGGCCATTTTAATTTCCACATAACTTGTGGGGTTTCCCTGGCCAATGCCAGCCGGGCGAATCGTAAGGTTTATTAGGGCTGTTGGATCGGTGACAATCTGACAATTGTCGGAATTGTCAGATTGTCACCCAAAACCAAATCCTAACGCCTACACGCGAGTTTTTTGAAACTATCCAAGGGCTGTGGGCAATTTACGCAAAAAAGTGCGTTAACGGCGCGGGAGCGAGCGCGGGAGCAGGCCCGGCCTTGGCATTTCTGGGTCAAATTGTCATTTTTCGATGACAATCCAATCGCTTACTATAATAACCTTAACTTACTATTAATAATTACCTAAAGTAAGAATTAGATAAAAAATGACTATTTGACAATCGAATAGCTAACGCCTTGACGCTACGCGCTTTTTCGATGGGCGCGCCAATGACAAAAATGTTGCCAAACCCCGACAATTTAACTTGCGCTTAATTAATACGCGTCTATAGTGGTTTTGCCAAACAAGAAAGGGGCACACTATGAACATCGGTCTCGTCCGCATCACCCGCGTCGGATCTTATTGGAGCGTATCGCGCACTGTCCCGCGTCCACTCCCGTCTCATCACGCGCACGACGTCGTTCTCGTGCGGTCTATATGGCGCGCGCTTGGGCACGCGCTCTGGATCATGCGCAACACGCCTCGCATCTAATCTCAACCCGGCGGCGCCTTCGGGCGCCGCCACCACCACAACAAAGGGACCTAACCATGAATGGATATGTTTGTTTTTACGGCAAGCGCCGCGTCGAAATCCACGCACCTTCGCTCTACGCCGCGAAGCTGGCTGCAATTAAACACTTTCAGGCGCCTAAGCTGCGTCAGCATGAAATCGCTGTAATGCTCGCAGAGCGCGTTACGGGCGAGGCTGTAGTCCATACCGCCGTCGACTAAGCCAACACGGCCGCGCCACAAGGCGCGGCCGCCACCACTACAAAGAGAGACACGATATGCCTTGGACCATTAAAACCGAATTTCCCGACTATGACACATCGACCCTGCCTCCTATTCCTGAGGGCTGGGTCGACAGCTCGTACTGTAATGATGTTTGCCCATCATGGACGACCGCTGATAGACTCTGGCAAATTTGGATTGACTACGCCGACCCCAGCGAACGCGAGTTTACCGACGCCCGTCGTTATACCGCCAAGCCGCTTGACGCCGACGGATGCATAATCAACGACTACGTATGCGGCGAGCATACCGACGATTGGAACGTCATTCTCCGCGCGATCAAATTTTAAAGGCCAACACGGCCGCGCCACAAGGCGCGGCCGCCGCCACAACAAGGGGACCGCACTATGACGATCACGACGCACTACTACCTAGCGCCCGCGCATTGGGCGTGCGCGGCGGTCTATGGCGACGACGACGGCCTAGAGCGCGCCGACGCCCGCGCGGCGCGCCGGTGGCTCGCGAGCCTGCCCGGAGACGTCGTCGACGTCATCGACGAGAACGCCTATTACGAGCGATACGAGCCCGGCGACGATACGGGCGAGCCGCCCCTTAATTGGCCCGCCGACGCCGAAACGCCCGGTTATCATGCCGTCCACGACGCGTCGTCGGTTTACCCGTACGGCGCCGAGTGCGCCGTCTATGTCGTGCACGAGCACGCTCGACCTTAGACCACCCCGCGGCCGCGCCATCAAGCGCGGCCGTCACGGCGTGAGACGCCGTCTGAAGATGACCTTCAGCCTATCAACAAGGGGACTGCACTATGACTGTTATCAACCTGAATAAGACACGCGAGATAACGTCAAGCGAGGACGTCATCGACTCCCGCGACGTGATCGACCGCATCGCTTGGCTCGAAAGCGAGCGCGACTATGACCCCGAAGGATGGACCGCTGACCTGCAGGAAGAGCTCCTCAATCTCCATCGCCTCGCCGAAGAAGGCGAGCACGACGTCGCGGACTGGAAGTATGGGGAAGCGCTGATTCGCTATTCGTACTTTACGGCGTACTGTCGCGAACTGATCGAAGATTGCGGTTATATCAGCAAAGACTTTCCGAACTGGATTGAGATAGACTGGGACGCGACCGCCCGGAATATGCGCGTCGACTATGTGGAGCTCATTTTCGACGGCGTCGTCTATCTCGCGCGATAACGCCAGCCCCGACGGCGCCGCCCTTGCGCGGCGCCGTTTTTTATTGTCTGTTAAAACATTAACGAAAGGGACCACATCATGCTAAGTTATACCGACGTCACATACTATCGGACCTTGTCCGATGACGATCTGATAGGCGCGGCCGCGCTATCGACGGACCATCTCGTGATCGCCCTACGCGAACGCGTCGAAGATCTCGCCCAGACGGCCTCTTTAGTCGATGAGATGACGCGCACAATCGGCGAACTGGAAGCGCGCGTTGACTCGTGGAAAGCTGAAGCGTTGGAATTGATGGAGCGTCTGCCATGATCGACCCCGAGACACTCGCGCTCCGCGCGCGTATCAACGCGCTAGAAGAGGAGCTCCGCGCGTCGCAGGCGATCACGGCCGCCGACGCGCGCAATGCACGCCAGGACGCCCTAGCGTCGCGTATAAAGAGCGCCATGCGTCCGCGCGGGGTAGGCCCCGCTCGGATGCTGGCGCTCCTGTACGACGCCCGTAGGCCCCTTAGCGCGGAATATATAAACGAGATGATTCCGACCAAACGCGTTAACGACC